TATTCAACATTATTTTCTTTTTTGTTTGCCGGGTCTATTAAAATAGCTAAATCAATATTGATTTTTTCTTTCTTTAATTGATTAACAACTTGAATAACATTATACCCCCCAATACTATGACCCACCATAATAACTTTACCATTTGGATTAAATAACTTGTAGTAATAAATCACACTATAAACATCTTCAGGTGTTAAGTTTTCACTATGTGAACTCACATAAGTTAAAACTTGAGTATCTTTTGTAAAATTTTTTGATTTAATATATCCCAACCCATTTTCATCACGAGAATTTGTAACGTCAACTTGAGTTTTGTTTTTAGAGATAAAATCCTTAAATGGATTATTAACCCCTTGTATCACTATAATTAAATTATTTGTAGTTTTTTTAACATGTTCTATGTTATATTTTTTAGTCTCAGATTGTCTATCACTATAAATGTTTGTAGATTCATACCCAATCAAGGTCATAAAAAAAATACACATTAATGTTGGGAATATTTTAATATTTGTTTTGTTTTTAATAACAATTATTAAATAATGTATAAAAAATGGTATTCCTATCCAAAGTCTAATATGTAAAATTAAACTAATAACGATGGCTTGAATCCAAGTACCGTTATTACCTTTTATAGCGTCTAAAAATTGTAAAATATAATCCATATTATTTTGTTTGATTAATAATAAGGATAAAACAATAATTTTTAAAATAAATTACTAAGAGAAATTAACCGTTTTAATATTTTTAACTCTAACATTAATATCTTTGTTTGGATATCTAACTTGGTATACTTGTCTCGGTTCAGCAAAAATTGTATCATCAACTAATTCAATTTGTTTAGTTTCCGAATCAATATATCTTTGTGATGTTTGAGAGGAAGAATATTGACCCCCAACTTTATTAAAAAATGTCATGTCAGAAACAGAAATAACCCCATTTTCACTTTGAACTAATCTTCTTAATTCTGATACATTAACATTTTCACCCATTTCTTGGTTTGTTGGGTCAAAATAATCAGTAATTATATTAATTATTTGAGATATAATTGAACCCTGATTTTGTGAATTATCTAACACAACATCAACATTTATTGCTAAATCAATAACATTAGCACTTTCAATTGACACGTAATCATTAATCATTCTATAATTTGATAAATAATTCGCCACATTATTTTTTAATGTATTAGAAACTATTTCAGTTAATCTACCTGTTTCGTCATAAGATAACATTTGAACTTTAATCTTATTATTTTCTTCAGTTATCGCTACTTTAGCAGGAGCTCCAAATTGAGATGGCATTGTTCTTATTATGGATTCATAATCATTTATTGTAACCGCTCTATTTTGAGCCGTAAAGTTATATGATACTAAATTTCTAACCTCTTCCGTTGTTGGATAATTAGCCCCACCAATTGCCGCAGTAACATTATTACATCTCAATGAATTAACCACAGTTGTATTAACAGAATCTGATGGACCATTCACAAAAAATGAAACTGTCCCTATTTGAGTTATTACACCAACACCTAAATTAGTTCCTGAACCACCACCAATTCTATACTGAACAAATAAAGTAGTGTTAGGTTTTAAAGTACTACCTAACGCAAAGTTATTTGAATATTTATATAAGTTCAATGGTTTTCCATCTCTAGCAAATTCTCGTAGTTGTTCATCCGCTGATTGTGTTCCACCACCAAAAGTCATTTTAAAAAAACCTTCCGGTGTAAATTCTGTTATAAATTTAGTTGCGGTAGTTACATATCTACCAACTTTAATACCGGGATTATCAGAAACTTTTGTTGGGTCTTCAATAAAAACTCTATCTTGAGCCAAGGCTTGTACTTCTAACCATCTGTTATCAACACCTAAAAATTCTTGGTTTGAAGGGACATTCGCATATTGAGTACCGTCTTTTAATAATACACTAGTTACACCTAAAACAGTTTTTTCAGGTAAAAATAATTCAAAAAATGGTTTTACATCATTTGCTGTAATAACTCTTTTAAAAACTTTGGTAATCCCATTAACAACAGTTTCTCGTTTAGTAATTGTATAATTTAATAATTTATTATTTGAATCAAAATTTGGTATTTTTAATCTATTAGGAAATCCCTCAGCGTTTGACGGTGATGAAAAATCAATATCGTAAACAGTTTCAAATACTTGACCCGCACCACTTGCTTGAGAACCTCTACGTAATATACCACAATATCTTAAATCCTCTTTATCACCAAAAGCCGGTACCGTAATTGAAAAATCAACTAAGGCAACCGATGGTCTTTGACCAGGAACTTTTAACCCATAAGTCTTTGCAATATTAAAAACTGAAGACCTTTGTTGAGCATATTGTAAAACAGTTTCCTGAATACTTCTATCAATATTAAATTGAAGGTTATCCGTAACCGCAGCATTTAAATCTAATAACACTGAGAATACACTCGCATCATTAAAATTGTCAACTAACTCCGGATAATAAGTTCTAGTGAAGTTTATTAATTCAGTTCTAATTGATTGGAAGTCTCTCGTAGTATACGATATTTTTTTATTAGCCATATTCTTTAAATATTTAGGATTACAAAATCACTGGCGTTAAACACGTCATTATTTATTTGATAATCTATTTTAACTTTCGCAGTGTGTTCTTTAGTTCCAATACCCGGTACTCTAAAAACACGAGTATCGTATTGGTCAACATAAGTACCTTTATCTTCTTCACCATCAGATGCTGCGGTAATACTTATATTTTTTATTGTTATTCCCGGTATATATTCTTCAACAGCATCTCTAATTTCAGCATCAATATCTGAAAATGTTGGACCATCTAATGGTTCAAAAATAAATTCATATAGTCTTGTACCAAAATCGGGTAAAAAATATCTACTTCCTTTTCTAGTTAATAATAAATGTATTAAATCCGTTCTTGTTTCTTGAGCACTATCTGTGGAAAGGTCTAAATACTTTCCATCATAAGAATCCCTAAAAGGGAAATTAATACCATATGTTTTTCCATCTGCCATAACTATAAATATAGTGTCGTAATTATTTCTTATAAATAGAGTAAAATAAAAAATCACGACCAAAGTCGTGATTAATATTTAATTCTATTAAGAACCACATCCAAAACACTCAAATTCAGTGTCTGTTGGTTTTGTTGTTAAATCAACCGTTGGTTTCTCAACTGTTTTTGGTTGTTGGATTTTTGTAATATCAACAGCCAAATGTTTAGCTCCGGTTGATATTGCTTTTGTTCTAACATAGTAACAAAGAGTTTTCAATCCTTTACCCCAAGAATGGAAGTGAGATGATGAAATTTTTGATAATGTTGGTTCTGACATATAGATATTCATTGATTGTGATTGGTCAATAAATGGAGCTCTGTCTGCCGCCATATCAATAAGTTCTCTTTGAGATATTTCCCAAATCGTTCTATATTTCGGAATCAAATGTTCAATTCGTTTTACCTTCTTATTGTAATTCTTATCTTCCGGGTCTAAATAGTGATTAAAGTTAATGTTTTGAATAGAACCTTCATTCATAATGATTTCATTCTTCAAATCCTCACACCATACACCTAACTTTTCAAAATCGTTAATTAAGTATTTGTTAACAATTAAAATTTCTCCACCAACTACACGACGATTAAATAATGCCGAGTGAGCCGGTTCAGTCATTTCAAATGAACCTGTAATCTTAGCTGACGACGCTACTGGCATCTGAGCCGTAAATAAAGAGTTACAAATCCCGTGATTAGACACTTCTAATTTAAGTGAATCCCAATCCCACATTCTTCCTAATCCTTCGTAATCTAACCCCCACATATCAAATTGGAATATACCTTTTGACATTGGTGACCCTTTAAAGAATTTGTATGGTTTGTATTCACCTGTTTTACATAGGTTCATACTTTCGGTGATTGCCGCAAAATAGATAGTTTCAAAAATCTCTTTATTAAGTTTTTTTGCTTCTTCAGTTGTGAAGATATAATCCATTAAGAAGAATACATCAGCAAGACCCTGTGTTCCGATGGCAATTGCTCTTTGTTCTAACCCACCTTTTCTTCCTTGTTCCGTTGAATAACTGTTGATGTCAACAACTTTGTTAAGTGCTCTCACAACTTTTCTAACCTCACTATAAAGTAATTTGAAATCAAACTCACCTTTAATAATAAAGTTTTTCAATACCATAGATGATAACGTACAGATTGCTGTAGTAGTTTCATCAGTATATTGGTAAATCTCATTACATAGATTAGATTGTTTAATCACCCCGATGTTTTGATGGTTTGTCTTTCTGTTAGCACTATCTTTAGAACATAAATAAGGAACTCCGGTTTCAACCTGAGATTCAATAATCTTATTCCAAATTGTCTGAGCTTTCACTTTCTTACCTAAACCAAGTTCAACCGCTTTGTTGTAATTTGATTCATATTCATCACCGTAAGCCTCTTGTAATGGTTTGATACCCGCTTTGATAATATCGTTAGGACAGAACAAATACCAGTCACCATTGTTTTTAACCGCATTCATAAAGTTGTCAGGTAACCAAATTGAGGTGAATAAATCTTTCGCTCTCAATTCCTCAGCACCTGTATTCTTTTTGATTTCAAGTAAGTCTATGATGTCTTTATGCCAAGGCTCTATGTAGATAGCAGCACTTCCCGGTCTTCTTCCTTGTTGGTTGAAGAATCTTAATCCTTCATTAACAATCTTTAGGTATTTCAATAAACCACCCGCAAATCCTCCTGATGAGTTGATTCTACTTTCTTTACTACGGATATTTGACATACATAAACCAATACCAGCAGCATCTGACGAATACGTTGAAATGTCGTTAAACGTATCTAATAAACCTTGTCTTGAATCTCCATTATTGTATTTCAATACACAAGACGCTAGTTGAGGTGTTTTAGTACCCGCATTAATCATAATCGGTGTTGCCGGAGAGATAAGTTGATTTGATAATGAATTATAGTATTCAACCGCCTCTTCAAATGATTTAGTAACCCATAAAGCAACTCTCATATACATATGTTGTGGTCGTTCAACTACAACACCTTTAGGCGTTTTTAATAAATACATTTCCTGTAATGATTTCCAAGCAAAATAATCAAAATTGTAATCATTCTCGTGATTTATCACAGAATCGATATCTCCCCAACCATATTCGTTAATTGTATCAATTAAGATATCATTAATAACACCTTCCTCGTGTAAACGTTTCATAGTATTACAGAAACTTTCGTCAGTCTCTTTGTGATACGCAGAAATAGCTACCGAAGAAGCCAATCTCGAATAATCGTGATGACTACCGGTATAAGCTGCAGCGATTTCATAAACCAATTTATCCAACTCTTTTGTTGTAATAATACCTTCGGTTGGTACCGAAGTAATAACTTTAATGAATACCTCATCAGCATTCACATTCATACCCTTAGCAGCTCTTTTGACTCTCTGATATATTTTTTGAGGGTTAAACGATACTTCGTCTCCCCCTCTTTTTTTAATTTTTAGTGACATCATATATTAAAAATCTTCTGTAAACGTTAATGACTCACCTAACTTAGCTTTTTGGTATTCCAAAGTTCTACCTTCAAAAAAGTTTCCTTTTGTTTCAACAGCAATTTGTTCCATAAATTTAAATGGTTGTTCCACATTAAAATGTTTCTTACAACCAAACTTAATTAGTAATCCGTCAGTTACAAATTCAAGATATTGTTTCATCAAGTTTGAATTCATACCTATTAAAGATACAGGTAATGACTCAGTAATAAACTCTTTTTCAATCTCTAAAGCAGATAATAATATCTCTTTAATTCTTTTCTCAGTTGGTTTATTCTCTACGTGATTGTTAATCAAATGGATAGCAAAATCACAATGTAAATTTTCGTCTTTGAAGATTAGTGAATTAGCACTACATAATCCTGGCATAATTCCTCTTGATTTCATCCAAAAAATAGAACAGAATGAACCGGAGAAGAAAATACCTTCAACCGCCGCAAACGCTACTAATCTTTCTTGAAACGAAGCATTCTCAATCCAATCAAGAGCCCATTTAGCTTTCTTTTGAACAGCAGGTAATCTATCAATTGCGTGGAAACATTCGTCTTTCTCTGTCTCATCAGACACATAAGTATCAATCAATAATGAATACATTAGTGAGTGAATGTTCTCCATCATAATTTGGAATCCGTAGAAGAATTTTGCTTCAGCATACTGAACTTCTTTTAAGAAATTCTCCGCCAAATTTTCATTTACAATACCATCAGACGCCGCAAAAAACGCTAATACATTTTTAAGGAAAAATCTTTCGTTATCAGATAGGTTTTCCCAATCTCTAATATCGTTAGATAAATCCACCTCTTCTGCCGTCCAAAACGCTGCTTGATGTTGTTTGTAATACTCCCAAATGTCGTTATGTTCTATAGGGAAGATAACGAATCTGTCATTGTTTGGTTCTAATATTTTTTCTTTCATTTTTTTAATTTTGTGTTTGTTCTTTTTGTTTTCTCTTGTCTAACAAGTCCTTGATTCTCTGTCTATTTCTTTCTTCGGTTTGTTCTTCTAAACCTAAGAATGTTACTGAACTTTCAGTATCTATCTCCAACATACCATTATCAAATTTACAATTCTCAAATACAACACCATCATCACCAATACGGGATTTAGTTATTGCTATTGTCGCTAATTTCATTTCTTTTTGTTGTAGAGATTTAGCCACGGAAATAATTACGTGTCCAACCTGAGCTTTCTTGATAGAACCACCCATTTGGTCGGTTGTTACAACATCTGACGATATTGAACTTCTATTACCCTGAGTAGCGGTCCATCCTACCAAATCAAGTTCGTGACACATAGATTCAAAACCTCTCATCACTGACCCTTCAGATTTCCATTCATCCCCCAAGTTTTTATCCGGAACCACACAATCAATGTAGTCTAATAATACCATATCAATTTTGATTCCTTCTGAAATCATTTTTCTGATTTGGTTTTTAATCTGCATCATTGTTACAGTATCAGAAGGAAGTTTTTTAAGTATCAATTCATTAGGCATTTTCTCCTTAATTTCTTGAACTTTAATCATAACCTCTTCTTTTTTTATTGACAATTCATCCGGATGAATCTTTGTCCATAATGTAATGTGTTTACGTTGGATAATCTTCGGGTTATCCTCGAAGAATATTTGTAAAACATTGTAACCTAAATTAAATGCGTGATTCGCAATTTTTGTAAGTAAAGTAGATTTACCTACACCTGTTGGTGCTAAAACAACACCGATTTCACCCTTAGCTAACCCCCCTTTTAAGAGTCTATCTATACCCGGAATACCCATCGGTATCGGATGACGATAATCTTCGTTTAGAACATCATCTAAGTTACTAAAAACACTTTCCGTTCCCTTATCGTGTTCACCTACTTGTAATGCCTTACTTACCATTTCCTCTAATGTGTCATAACTCTCAAATTCACCAGTGTCGATGATTTTTTGAGCTTTAACCATTACTTTCTGTAACTCCTGTTGTTTACAGAACTTCATCGATTTTTCTTGTACAAATTCAGCTCCTTCAAGCGTGGACTCCTTAACTTTTGTTAGGGTATCAATAATGATTTTAGCCGCTAGAGGTTGTTGTATCTCAGATTTTGTAATTTGTTCTAATGTGTCAAAGGTTGGTGTGTGTTCGTATTTTGTATAATACTCTTTAATCATTTGAATAATTAATTTGAAGTATTTATTCTCAAAATAACTTGTTTCAATCACATCTATAATTGACCTTGAGAAGTCTTTGTCGATAATGATTTGGTTTAATAATTGTATCTGAAAGGTACTCCCCAGATACTCGAAATTTTTGTTTGACGCCATATTTTTTTCTTTTAGTGTATTAATAAATACTATACACTTAGGTTAACTTCTAGATATTTTTTTGTTAAATCTCTTGATGAAAAAATGTCAGTTAGGTTCATCAACAAGTTTTTTAGGTGTGGGCGTACATCCACAGTATATCTTATCTTCGGAGGGTATACTTTAGCGTCCACCTGTCTATGACAAATTGTCACATCATTTTGTTTGATGAAGATGTTAAAGTACTCCGGACCGTCAGTATAAGACGTTTCTAAAATAGCTGGATTGTTGATAATTTCGTACATATTATCTGTCATATATGTAACAGTTTTCAAAGACAATTGTGTTTGAATGTCATCTTTGAATTCACGAAGTAATTCGTAAAGTTCTAATGAGTTTTTCCCCTCATTGTTGAACTCTCTCACGTTAAAAAATCTTTGTACAATGATGTTATCATTTACCATCATTAAGAATTCTAATTTTACCGATTCTTGGTCTTTCATAATTTTAATTAATTGTTTTTATAATTTCTTTTTTCTTTTCTTGTTAATTTCATAAAGGGTCTAACAAAATTAACCCAAGCATCATCACCTTTCGGTAGATACTTAAAAAAACCATCCTCCATCATCATCTTAATAAGACCTCTATGTCCCCTACCATCAGGGTCTAAAGTTTCTCTATAATATAATTCAACAAGTTCTTTAGCTTCATCAGTAATCAATGGATTTGATAAATTTATGATTTTTTCATTAATAATAAAAAATTCATCACCATTAAACCCACTTTTACTTTTACCGGATAACAAATTTTGTAATGTTTTATTATTTTTATTTTCCTTTAGTAATGTTTCCGCCTTTTCTAAAATATCGGTAATTGAAACGGGTTTTTCAAGTAGCTCAGGAAAAAACTTAATAAGTGTCTTTTCTCCCAACCCGGAAATCCCATCAATGTTATCAGATTTATCTCCCGATAAAATTTTATAAGTTCTAATGTTTTCGTGAGGAAATTCGTAAAAATCACATTTGATTTTACTTCCAACGTGGTAAGTTTGTTTAGTTCTTGGGTAAAATACCGACACCTTATCTGAAATTAGTTGGGTAAGGTCTTTATCTCCCGAATAGATAGTTTTTTGTTCGTTTTCCGAGATTTGGCAATAGTAAGCAATCAAATCATCCGCTTCATTATTATCTACGTTAATTTGTCTTATATAACAGTCTTCCAAGTATTGTTTGATTCTTTCTTTCTGCTCAGTGAAAGAATCTAACTTATATTCGTTGTCTCTACTACTACGTTTTTCTTTATATTGGGGATAAATAAGTTTTCGAGCCGAGGAGTTATCATCACCATCCCACATCACAACAACCTTATCAAAGTCTTGTTCGTCTATGAAACGTCTAATGGTATTCACAAAGTGCCAGATGGCACCTATGTGTTTTCCATTATGATAATAATCTTTTACTCCGTGAAAGCCAATTTTTACTAAATTATTGCCATCCACTAATAGTGTTTTAGTCACTTGTTTTGTTTGTGTTCGTTACTAGTCTTTTTCTTCAACCTCTTTCAAATCGTAATCACCATCTGTTCCGATAATGTTTTTCCAATATTCAGAGTATTCTTTTTTGTACTTCTCAATTGAAGCTTTTTCTTCGGTAGTTTCTTTACCCGCCAAAAACCCGTGAGGTGTTACAATAATTTTACCATCTTCATAACCCAATCCATTGATGTGGTTTTTCATTACTGAGACTTTAGTTCTCACAGCAAATTTGATAGTTCTTTTATCTTTAGTTGCGGTAATCTTTGTTGTTCCCGCACCTTTTTCATTTCCAAAACGGAACACTAAGGATGAGTTCAACCAAATTGCCTCACCACCTTTAGCTTTAATTTTAGGTTGTCCAAATGGATTATCCGGAAGTTCAACCCAAGGCTGATTAACAATAACCAAAGTATTTTCATATTTAGAATCTGCCTTACGACTTCCTGAAATTCTTTGATTAATACCCATACCTATTTTATCAGCTAACGCCGCTGCATTATGTTGTTTACCACCTTTACCTTCAAAGGTCATCTTACAAGGAACTGAACCAACAGAATCCCATAAAAACAATAAACTATAGTCTAATTCACCCTTTTCCTGAGCATCAAGTAAACTATTAATATAGTCGGTAATTTGTTCAATATAACTGAAGTTATTATTGAAGATGTAGAACCCGTCCCATTCTAATTCACCCGTTTCTTCATCAACCATTTCTTCACAATCAAAACCCATGAGTTTTGCGTGTTCAAACGACCATTTCTGTTCGGTAATAATGAATACCGGTAATATTTGTTTTTTCTGAGCATCAACAGCACATTTAACCAACGCAGTTGTTTTACCAGTATCTGAGTGACCCAAGAACATATTTAAGTGTCCTATAGCTGGTCCCGGAATACCAACAGCATCCAAGAAGTCAGGACCTAAGTCAAAAAATCTTTGTGGTTTGTATTTTGCCGATGTTGAGAATTTGTCCTTAATGGACTTAAAATCGTGTTTTTTAATCGCCATATGTCTAAGTTAAATTAATTTTTTGAGTTTTTTAGACAAGTAGGACACTAAGTATGTCTCAGTGTCCTAGTTATATGTCTAAGTTGTTTGATTAGAATGGCATATCATCATCCTCTTCAGCATTCGCCTGTGGGTCAACCGGAGCCGATGGTTTAGAACCACCAAACGATATTTCACCTGAATCAGAGTTACCATAATCGTAACCGCCTTTATCAGTATTCCATTTTGGAGTTTCACCTCTTGCGATAGCTTCTAAGTACTCAACCGGTTTTTTAGAGTAAACATCTTCCCAAGTTAACTCATCGTTAATCCAAGAATCAGCCAATACTTTGTCTTCGTGAACCGGAGCCGCATCATCATACATTACTGTTTGAATTACGGTGTAATAAGCCCCTTTTGGTGTTTTTGCCTTAGTTAATTCAAGAATAAGGTCTCTACCTGTTTCAGGGTCAGCAATATCTCCCTTGTTTCTGTAGATTGGGATAATTTTGTCGAAAATACCTTCATTCTTGTAGTTAGATTTAAATCTCCAAAATTTAACTCCGTCCGCTTCGTTATCTCTATCGATAACTTTTACGATATAGAATTTACGAGCCAAGTAATTTGATGCCAATTTTTTATCTTCCTCTTTTCCCGTTGAACGAAGTTCCTCATAAACCTCAGTCAAAGGTGAACGTTCGTTGTCGTTTTTTCCTGGGTCATAAAATTTTTGGAATTTCCCATCCACTTGAATCTCGTGATAATAAACCACTTTAAATGGTGAAGAACCATCGTTTGTTGGTAAGATTCGTAATCTTCGCTGACCTTGAGTTTCCTTATCCATAAGGATTGCCGCGAAGTATTTTTTCATTCTTTCTTCTTGTGTGAATTTTGAGGTAGAAGAAGTACTACCTTGTTTTGCTTGCTCATATTGAGCCAAAACTGCGTCTAATGAATTTGTCGCCATAGTGTTTAAAATATTTAAAGGTTTATAAAAGTATAAGTGTCAGCCGTGTGTTTGTCAAATTGTTTTGTAAAAAAAAATGGTCCGGAGACCATTTTAATTATCTTAGTTGCTTAAATGGTTTTGTTTCATCTTCAAAATTTCTGAAGGTTTTCTTGATTTCATTTGGAGAATATTCTTCAACTTCATCTTGAGTTAAAATATATTCATTTTTTCCCGATTTTTCCATATCTTCTTCCTTGTCATCAAAGAATTGACTTAGTTTTTGATTAAAAGGACCTGAATCCAATGTTCTTAACTCTAATCTTTCTTGTGGCGTTTTTTCTCGGTATTTTTCAACTTTAGCCTCTAAATCATTTAATTTAGTCATGATTCCATCCATTTCTCCTAATTTAGATTCTAAATCCGTTAAATGTTGGAATAAGTTAGTAAAATATTCTTCCTGTTTTTCTTCCACTTTTTTCTGTGACTTTACTAAATCAGTGATGTCCATTTCTTCAGTTTTTGATTCAGATTTTTCATCTGCACCAATTTTTTCAACATCAGGGTCAGTCGCAACATCCACAGGTTGTGGACCTGCGGGAGCAGTTGGTGGAGCCATACCCGCATTTGGGTCTGCCGGTGGAGCCGTTTCAGGAGCCGGTGCAGCATTTGGGTCAACCTCACCAGGTGGTGGGGGTAACGTAGCGTCTTGTTCTACAATATAATTATTAATTGAATTATATCTGGCGATTTCCTCTAAAATCTGATTGTCTATTTTTTTCATGTTATTAACCGTTTAATAGTTGTTTTACACCTGTTAAAGTTTCAACTTGAATTTTTTTATTTTTATTTAATGTGTTATCAACTCTTTCTATTAAACCATCTTTCATTCTGATAGTATAACAGTCACCAGTATCTAAATCACATACTTGTTTAGAACCATCTCCCAAATCTTTTTCGGTACTTCTGGTATTTTTACCTAAATAGTTGTCTAATATTAATTTTGTGTCCATAATCTTTTATTTATAAATATCTTTTATTTTGAAAAAACCTAATTTAACATGTTGTTCCGTTTCTTGAACACGGTTTTCCATCCCAAACAATTTCCATACCTGTATATGGTTTACCATAACATTTACAACAAATATTATCTTTAATTGCCTTCCAATCATATGTTCCAATTATTTCACGATAGTTGAGTCCTTCTTCAGGACAATCCAATGGCATAACCACTTTTACAAAGTCCTTGTTTCCAAATATAATATTTGGGAAAGCGTCAACCCTAACTCTAAAACCTACTTCGTATGTTTGTCGGTTTCTAGCCAACTCCAAAGCCTCAATAAAATCAGGTGAACTCACAAATGAACCTCTATTAGTTTTTTCTTTTATAGTAAAATTAGCAATTAATATATCTGACATTTGTGACGCCAAATATATTTTAGCATTATAGTCTTGTGTTAATAAAGCACCGTTGTTTAAAACAAGAAAATCACCCGTTAACGCCCCGCCGCTATTAATTTTTAAATTTTGTAAATAATAAGTACTAAAAGCGAAACTATTTTCAAAAATAACTTGGTTTGTTTGTCCTTGTGGTGGTGTGTTAGGTGGTGGTGTACCACTTACATTTCCACTACCGGTTTTAAATAGGTCAATTGATTGTTGAACACTAACCTCAATTTCACTTAATTGACTTGGATTTTGAGATAATTTATTATAAACATCAATATTTTTAGCATTTGCTGAAAAATACAAAGTATAAAACTTAGCAATATCTTTAGCCGTGATTGCTGGTAATTGACCGACTCTATCTTTCCATCTAGAAATTAAAAATTCAATATGTTTTGGCAAATCCGAAAAGCTAGCATATGGAATATTATTAGAATTACAATAATATAAATTTTCAAAATAAGAAACACCAGATTGACCCCAATTTTGTAATAAATCAATTCCTGAATAATTATGTTGATTTGTTTCTAATATTGTTCCATTTGACGAACCTAAATAAATTGCCGTAAAAATTAAATATCTCAATTTTTGGTCAGCTGTTTGACTAATGATTGTACTAATAGCGTCTTTATATTTAGCCTTGTTTGTAGAAGGTGTTATATTTTGATATTTTTCATAATTTTTTAACGGTGTACAACTTGGATAATTACTTGAACTATTAGCGGGTTTTTTAGTTGCATCTGTAACAGTATTATTAGATTGACTAATAACGTTTTGTTGTTTAGACCCACTTTCTTTTATTGCCGCTTGTTTATCTTGTTTGTTTTTCTCAATAATAGACGTTAATAAATTAGTTTTTAATGTTTGGATGTAACTATCTATTTCAGGTAAATTTGAAATTGATTGTCTAATACCTTTAAATACCGTTTCAAATGTTCCCGGTCCAATACTATGATTAACTTCCTGAATCATATATGCCCCACTAAACATTGGTACATGTCTTAAATTAAAATACATTGTTGGTTGAATCATTGCATTACCCATCATAGATACAGTACAAGCATAACTTCTATTTTTGTATAAGTTATATAATGAAACATTTTGAGTACCAGCCGCTTTACCTGATGATTGTTTAACTAATTCATCTGTTTGTTGTAATGACTCAGCAGTTGCTTGCCCCGCACTTTGGTCTATTTGGAACCCATGAAAAATTGATTGATTTTGTGGTCCCACATCAACATTAAACCCAACAACTTTATTAGATTTATCCCAATCTTGTTTACCTATTTGGTCTTCAATTAATGGATTATCACTCGCTCTTCTTAAATCAAAGGAATCCCCTTTAAATCTTACGTTAGCATTATTTTTAAAATCCGGTTGTTCACTTGGTTTTCCAGCATAAAAACAAACCATTTTAGCCGAAGAATTTCTATAATCAACATTTAAAAATGTTCCAAACATTGTATTCGCAAAATCAATAGTCCCTTCCGGTTTTGGCACAGGATTTTTAACCGCATCTTGTACATTATAAAAATTAACATAAGACGGTATATTCATCACAACAAAATTATTTGTTACTAAAATATCTTGGACAAAAATCAACATACTTGTTTTAGGATTTATATTTGTCAACGTTTTTTTCAATTTATGAATATCTACTAACACTTTATCCCCAATATTTCTATTTGCTCTATCCATCAATAAAATATCTTCAAAAAGTGTCTTAGTTTTAAAATCATTTCCCGCAATCCATTTATCATTTAATGCTTTAAATGATTCCCAATATTCTAATTTTGTTTGAGGACCTTCTAAAGCTGTTGCCAAAACAGCGTCTGGTGTACTACCAACATCCGGTAATTGTTTTTGTAATTTAGGCATTAATTTATTAATAATAATACTTTGAAATTTATCCGTACTCGCAATATACTCATTCATTAATTTAACAAATTTATTATATGTTAAAGTATTATCATTTAATTTTTGAGTTGCATAAATTTTAATAATTGGTGCAAAAGTTTTAATATTATCAACACTAAAATCTATATTACAATCAACAAAGAAATCAGTTATATAAGAACCATTATTACTATAACGTAATTGAGGTATCTCTGAAAACCCTACATATAATTGTAACGCCTTCCATTCGTTTGGATAGTTAGTAATAGATTGAGATAGTGTAACTGTACCACCTGATGTCGGCAATGGAGTTGGTATTTGAAATGAGTATTTACTCCACGTATATGGGTCAGCAATCAACCCATTTGAAAAAGTATAAAATAATCTTTTATCAAAACTTGCCGGATTACCATATTTAAAAACCACGTCATAATTTAAAAATGATTGTAAAAGGTTAGATAAAACAGTTAATTGAGATTCTTGGACAGCCGAAACTAATTCAGTATTTATTGTCGTACCAGTTATTTTAGGTATTTTCATTAAATTTCTCATTAACATTTGAAAATTCTTAAAGGATTTTGTACTTTCTGTATCACTGTTTGATATAAACTCACTATCAAAATCATAAATTGATTTTGAAAAATTTAAAAATTCTGACTCAAAACTATCTAAAATTTCTTTTTCAAATACTGAGAACATTTCACTAATTTCTGTGTAATCATCTTGTTTTCCATTAATAGAAAAATTTTCTTGTTTAGTATTTCCGGTAAGATTAAAAACTTGTTTTAAATATTTTAGAGGTGTTGGTTTTACAACTTTAGTAATATCAAAATACCCATAGTTAGGTGCCGACCAAAATAATCTAACAGAACCATTATACATTGCCGTATTTCCAGTTATCTCATATTTTAATTGATTTGTTTCCTCAGTAATACATTCATTACTAGTTTGATTAATTAACGCCCCTTGAGATGGCACAATATATGATGAAGTTTTATCTAATGTTGTAATATAAACTGACCAGGGAATAACCCTTAAATCTCTTTTTGGATTATTCGGGTCAAACCCTTCTGGCATATTAATAATCGCTTCAGGTACATAATTTAATGTAACACCTGAACTAAACCCATTTTGAATATCGGTATCGGTATAACCTGAATAAATTTGGAACCCTTGATAAAACACATTAAAATCATTAATTAATAATGGGTAAAATCCGGTATTCATTAATGATGATGTCTCAAGACCTAATGTTGTATTTTTTTCTAATACAATATCCATTTGAGCTCCGTTAATTGTTAACCCATAATTTCTAGATGCAGAATTTGTAACAGGGTCATAATTATGCACATAACTAAATCCGGACCACGATGTATCAATAATATCAACACCTGTCTCAACAAAATTTTTATATCGGTTCCAAACAGAACCAATTTTTAATATCCAAGCATATGGTAATTTATGTACCGCACCAAATTTTTTAAGCGTTGCAAAAATATAGTCTAAATCCGTTACGGAATTTGTCTCATAAGTTTTGTACTTTTCTCTAAGCGTTGATAATGGTAAACTATTTAAAAACAAATAAGCTGACGCCACAAATGGATATTCACTCCCATTTCTAAAATTTTTAACACCTTCTTGAATTGAATTAGTAAAATATGGAGTGTTTAACATTGACACAGTTTGGTTACTTGACACCAATCCTGAATAATTTAAATATCTTAAATTACCTTCTGTCGGTAATTGAGAATCAAAACTTCTATTTTCATAAAATAATTTTAAATCAAAATAATAAATTGGGGATTTAATATTATTAAATAAAAAGTTAGTAAAAGGTCTTCTATTATCATCATTAGTAATATCTAAAAAATTAGATATTATTTTTTTATTACTATTATATGTTAATACTTTTGTTGTATTATAAGACGATTTAACATCTGAAATTGAATTACCGTTTGCTAACTCACTTTTAACCCAAGCGAAATTTGTAAATGGATATGTGTCAGTTAAATTAAAAATATTACTTGATGTTGAATTTGATATAAAATCATCAATATTTTTTTCACCCGGTAAAGAAACTAATGGTTGTGATTTAGAGTCATTTAACAAATTTTGACTTAAAAATTCAAAACTAGAATTATTAACTTTGTTTTTAATATATGATGTATTAAAGATACCTCTAATAAAATTCTGCCAACTTTCACCTGTCCCATCATTTGAGATATGTCTCATCAAAATTTCAAAATTACCCGCATTAATACCAAACTCTTTTAATTTTTTAATAATAAAAGGATTATCATTTGATAAACTTTGAATAATGTTAATACTTTCTGCTTCAGCAATAACGTCAGTTACTTTATCCGCATCCTGAGTATTACCATTACTTCTTAATAAACCTGAGTAGTTAGATGTTAAAAATATTCTTTCAAATATTTCATAAAAATATTTAATTTCTTCTTTATTATCATAAACAGCATTACTAATTGGAAATTCAATTGCATCTAACGAAACTCTTTGAATGTCGGTCACAGGATTTGAGGTTTCTGTCGGGTCAGCCGGCGGTTTTACTGTTTGAGTTGTTGCTCTAATAAATTCTTCAACAAATTCAACTTCAGGCCATAAATCAGTTAAATACGCTTTAGTTTGACTTATAACATTCTTATCTCCCGGATATGTTAATTCAAATTTTTCACGACCATCTTTACCTGAAGTTGCTGTCAACATTTGAGGCCACGGATAAATTGGTAATGTTTTATTATCACCTGATGTTAAATTATCAACAGAAGCGTTTGCTGTTTCAGGATTTAAAATTGAATTTCTTCTGGCTTTAATTTGAGTATCATTTAAATTCCAAGCTTGTACATGAACATCATCCATTAATCTTAGGAATGCCTCACCATTAGCAAAAATAACCGCAAGAACATTTCTAATATTTGGAACAAATCCAATACCATTATCTTTTTTTTGTAATAAATTAGTTAAAGCTTCTGTTAATTCATCTTGAATATTTTCTTTAGTTGTTTTAGCTAATTTACCCATTTGGTTTATTAAATCTTCAAACCTATTATCACCCTCAAATATATAAAATTGGAAGTTTTTATCTTCAGAACCTTTCTTATTAGTTATCTCTAATGAATTAAAAATTCCTTCGGTTGCTAGTTGATTTTTAAATTGTTTAAGTTGGTCCGCGTTTGGCTCTGTTGATAATTTTTTTCTTTGACGATAAGTTTCTTTAACATTAACATCATTTTCTTTTGGTTCAATAGGAAATATACTTGGGTCAATCTTAAATGGTACATGTGAACCAGTTTTTGTTTTACCATCAATAGTATATTTACCATTTTCACCGCAAACAGAATTTGCCTCCATTTTTTCTTTTGCCGCACTGATAATACCTTGAAGTTCCGCCAAAGCATTTTTTCTTTTTTGAGCTGTATTTATTTCAGATTTAAAAGTATAAACCTTACTACCTTCAGTAATTCCATTAACACCATTAACACCTTTCATTACTAAATAATTTTTATCATCCATATATTTAGAAAACCATGAAGTTCCAGCACCAACATAAACATCTTTATCTAAATTACCCAATAATCTTTGATATTCTTCAACATAAGTTAATGGGTCTAAATTTTGTTGCGAAAATGAAGTTAAAATATTTTTAATAAAATTTTCAATCCTATTTTTCATTTGAACAACAGTAATTTCAGGGAAATCATCAGGTATCATACCTTTTGATTTATATTCACTATATAACTCTCTAACTTTTTGATATCCTCTTGAAACAATAGAATCTTGGACGTTTGAAAAATTGCTAGAACCTCCTTTAACTGTTTGTATATTAACCCTAGATTGGTACATGTGTGGAACCGCAATTAATGCCGCCATAGGTACCTCACTTAACAATGTATATTTGTAAGTAAAAAATTGTAATTTAATTTTAAAATTTCCATTAGATGTGTCATATCTAGTTGAAAATGTTTGTAACATTAATTTTAATTTAACCGCTTTACCATAAAACCCTTTTATTGTTAATTGAAACATTGGATATGGTAAATTAAAAAATGCGGCGTATGGTGAATTATCACCCGCCTCAAACATAGCTCTACCTTTAACATCTTCTAATTCAATAGTAATTGAAGGTAAAAAATCTAACCCTTGTCTAATATTAATTGATGTAATACCCAACAATCCATTATCAACTGAGGCTTGTTTACCACCTGAATTAATGGTTTGTCTAATGTAAAAATCACTACTTTTATTTGGGTTTGAGACAGCCGTTAGTTTTGGTTGATTCACACCATTACCTTTTATTGTATCTTTACCCGTTAATTCATCTGTATATGAATTATCTAAAAATGTTTTATCTCCCGGTTTTAAAAAATTAATAGTGGCTATTGAAACTGTTTGTACTTGGTCGTTATTTGCAACACCAAGTGCTAATTTGGTACGAGGTAAAACTTTACACTCCAAATTAGCGTACATTACTAAATTTTCCTGCTTAACATATCGTTCTTGTACTTTTCCGTCATTATCTATAACTTTATTTGGGTCAATGATTGATATGTTATTATAATCAAACTCAACTAATATATTTTCCGATTTATCTACCATAATAAAAGAAGTAATTTTCTAGGTCATTGTTGTAATCCTGTAAAGAAGCTATTAAAGGATAGGGTATTGTCAAGATAGCCCCATCGGGGATATTCCACTCTTGACCAGCATATAGTGGATTTGCTTGTAATATTAACCAACTAAAGAAAGGACTACCATAATATTGTTGAGAAACTTTATCTAATCTAGATTGAGCGACTTTAAAAATATATCTTTTGTCTGTAGATTTACTTGGCAGAGCAATAT